TTAGTTATTATAATTCATTTTGGCTTCAATGAGTGAATCAATGTCACATTTGAAATGATGTAGTGTACTTAGGGCAACAATGATTACATCTGCCAGTTCTTCTTCTACATCTAAATACTCTTTAATATGTGGAGATTTCTCACCCGTACACTCAAAGACTTCGGCAACTTCTTCAAGCAGATCGCGGTGAAGATTGTTGTTGCTATCATTGTCGGGATCAATCTTTCCACGTCTTACGGCACATTCATAAGCTTTCTGCGCGATCTCATTTAATTTTCCCATTATCAATATGTTTTATCCAGTTATTATCTTTCTCCAAAAACCATTGCCAGCCATTTTGGGGCTTGATTTTTCGTTTTATATACCGGCGAACTGTGGCATAATTCAGATTTAGCTTTTGGGCGGCTTGGGTTATTGAATCGAATCTATACCATTTGCCTTCGGGAGTGATTGCGATACACGCAAAGGCATGGGCGTTTCCATTAGACCAATATCTATGTCCTTTCAAAGCCTCGCTGTGTCTTTTTCTTATTTCAACAGCTCTCTCTTTGCCATAGTATTCTTCATAGGTTTTTCCTCTTAATCCGTGGTGATAGCCTTTATTGAAAACATTATGTCCGTTGACAACCCGTGTGACCGGTATTTCAGGGTCTAATCTTAATTCCATATTATTCCTTATTTTTGTAATTATCTCTTCTCATTTGGTGATAGCGATAGTACATGGATAAGTCGAGTTTACGAATGAAATTATCATCCGCTTTCATGTCAGAAACTTTTTGGGCAGGCTTGACTACCTCAAAGAAAATTCTCTTTACCGCATACCTTCCCTTTTCAAGAGAATAACATTGCACTGATCCTTCATAAGCATAAATAAGCCCGGCAAAATCAGGGACTTCATCGGGCTTTATCAAACTTTTTGGTACTATATAATAAAAATAATTGGTACGTTGGCCGGAAGTGACAACATCAAACTTGTTCTTGCCATATTTATCACTTTTCTTTTTATCCTTATGGAAATCACATCTGCTTACTTTTACTTCATATTCATAAGTCAGGCGTGACCGGGTAACTTCCAATAAGTCAGCTTCCCATTTCCCGACAAAAATATTGGGAAAGATGCGGTTTCCTTTTTTATCACGAAAAACATGATCGCAAAAGCCTTGTATAATATCAAGTGTTTTCATTTGATCTTTCCATGTTCCTTATCCAGTTCATACTCAAAAAATCCTTTTGCCTTATCATAAAGTCCGTCCTTTATATCAGAGAAATACATAGCGGCATTAAAGGCTTTCAATGCTGCCACACGAGCTTTCTTCTTATAATAGTCTGCCCGTTTGATCGTATTTTCTTCTTTTCTACGTTCTTGCTGTTCCAAATATCGGTCAACCGCTTCTCGTCCCCAACGGAACATGTCTTCTTTGTCGGCAAAGGTGGCAGATTCTTCACGGATCAGCCTTTTCTCCGAGGAAATGACATAAGCTGATATTCCTTTGTATCTACGAATGGAAACGGCTATGTCGAAACCTTTATAATTTTGCTGTTCAACATAGCCGCCAAGAGTATATGGGAAGTCTGTCTTTTCTATCATACAGCTTTGATATTGATTAGTGGCACAATTGTATCAATAATTTCTACCGTAGGTTCTATAAGCTCTTTTATTTCCTGAACATTTTTGTATGCCATAGGACTTTCATCCAATGTCCCTTCACATACGGAAGTGGAATACACTTTGCTCATTTGGGTTTTGAATGCGTCCATTGATAATCTTTCTTTAGCTTCGGAACGGGAGTATAAGCGTCCTGCACCATGTGGTGCAGAATAGTTCCAGTCTTTGTTTCCCTTACCACGACAAAGAAGAATACCGTCTGCCATATTCATAGGAATCACAACGTAATCATTGGCGTATGCGGCAATAGCCCCTTTACGGATTATCATATCATCAAAGCTGATATAGTTATGGACTGTCTCAACGGATATTGTAGCGTTCCAGCTCAAAGTTCTGATTATACGCTGTATAATCAACTTGCGGTTGAATGCGGCATATCCTTGTGCGATCACCATGTCACATAAATAGTGGAGCATTGCTTCATTTGTGAGATACCCGGAATATTCGGCAAATTTTTCCTTCAAACGTAGTATTTCAGTTTGCATGAATTGTGGCTCAACAGTGGACTTCAAGCGTTGAATTTCATTAGAAAAAGCCTTTTTATCAAATTTTGCTATTTCTGCATGGTATTTACAGACCTTCACACCAAAGTTGCGCGATCCGGTATGTATTGTAAGAAATATATTATTGGTTGACTCGGCACGCCCCAGTTCTATAAAGTGGTTTCCACCTCCCAATGTACCTAAAGAGTTGTAGAATGTGCCTTCATTTATCCCCACCTTCTTACAAAGTTGTGATACATATTCTTCATTAATAACTGGTTTGGTTAGTTGGTATTTAGAGCAGAACTGATCCATTCTGATAGATAAGAAGGTAAACAAATCTTCCTTTTCTTGTTTGGATAAGGGTTGTTGGTTAATCTCAAATCCCATAGGTATGATGGAACGGATTGCATGATTAATGTCCGGGAAAGACTCTTCTGTTATTGCATTTTCAATTTCTACACACAACATTCCACAACCAATATCCACTCCGATATGATTGGGGTTGACACGATCTGTAACTGGCATGGTGAATCCAATCACTATATCTACTCCCTGATGGGTATCAGGCATAATACGAACCGGAACACCAGTCGTAACCGGATTGTTCAAAATGTTTTGTATCGTTCCAATAGCTTCATTTTCTATTGCATTTGTAAATATTTTACAATCTTTGCCGAATTTTCCTTGTAATTCAATCATAATCAAATCTTTTCGTTAAGTTTTTCAAGAAGTTCATTCGCACAGTTCTTTGCGTATTCTTCATCTTCATCATGAAAGGACTTGACTGTTATCCAAATCCCTGCAAATTTAACTTGTACTTTGTAATCAAGAAGGAGGTATTTCTCTCTGTTTCCGCTGCAATTATCTTCTACGAAGGTAGTCGTTTTATTGATTCTGTACTGTTTCATCATTATTTATTTCTTTAGAGTAGCAATTTCTATCAAGTATCTTAATGCACTGTTTAATTCCAGTATCAAATCCTTCTTTATAGCCTTTGGTATGCTCACCTAAAACATATATAGTCATTGACAGCCAAAATAGAAGTATGCCAACGGATTTATACCAGCATGGTAAAGATACAGAAAAGGGTTTTAAGGTGATAGAGAAATCACCGATCCACAGAAGACCGGCAATGAGCATGAGTAAATATAAGACTTTCATCATTTATCATTGTTAAGTTCAACATATTTGCCTTGTAAAGAGCAGTTCCTTAAAATTTCGGCATTTTCCCGGCCAAATGCAATAAGAACACTACCGCAACCGGGGCTGTCCCCACGTGTTCCATCGGGACGGAAGAATTTTATTCGATTCCTCAAAAACATCATACCGGTTGCTTTCGTGAAGATGATGTCTTGAAACTTATTGCTGTCACACCGGTTAAAAAGTAGTGCTATACCGTTGCCGTGTTCTGCCAATTTCTCTACAAACTGCCATATAAGCGGTTTGGAGTACGGAGGGTTAAGCCAAATTCGCCCCCCCCAATTTTGTATAAGACCATTGTCCTGCTTGTTGTACATGATTTTTGCGGTAGGCCAAAGAGGGTGCATGGGAGCACATGGATCAAGGTCAAATTCACCTAATGCTTCAATGATTTCTCGTGGTGTGTACCATTCATCGGAAGCGTTTGCAGATCGTTCAAAAGATGTATTCATGTATTACTTACATTTAGGATTTTACGAATTTCTATATGATCGCAATTTTCATCAGCCTTTTTCAGAATATAAGCAATCTCTTCTTCCTTACTCATGTTCTGTGGACGTTTCGTTGCTTCTGCTCTCAATTCAGAAATAATTTTATCTACTTCGGGATTAGGAGTTTCATATAATTTTTTAAATTCAGCGGCTCTACGTTTAATAAGTCGCTCTGTCTTTTTGTTTAATTTCATCTCACAATATTTTAAAGTATTCCTTACATAAAAAACCTTTTCTTGGTGAAAAGTCTTTGAAGTCGCAACTCATGTATATTTCCTTCCTATCAGCCCAATGTGCCATGTCTTTCTGCCACTGTGGAATAATTTGGTGTGGATTGTTCAGATCACGAAAGGGTTGACAATGTGGAAGAAAACGGCGGCTTTTAGATTTCCAGTAGTTGACGCGCGCAAACGATTCTTCAAAGTCCATAAGGATGCAATACAAGAAATATTCCCCTTTATATCCATACTTGTCTATTAAAGCGGAAGCACGTTCAACTTCTGCAATCTGTCCCGGTGTATCGCATCCAAAGCGAATACGTTTAATCCATTTTACTTTTGCAAGTAGCCGAGCGATTTCATCCGTGATTAAACGAGCATCCAGTCCTTGATTAAAATCCACTTTGATACCCAGTTTGATGATTTTCTCTATTTGCTGCAAGCCATAGTTTGAGGCCAGTATATTATTATCCATAAGGATAGCTTTCTTCCGTCCGGCTGTTATTTCCTCAATATCCATATAAGGTGAGATTTTTCCTTCTTTTTTAGGAACAACCCACCATTTACACCGATTGGGACACCCACGTGTCAGAAACCCATAGGACAAATTGGAGTCAATATTGTAGATCGAGTAATCAGGTTGAAGACGATCAACCTCAATTGGAAGAACTTTTTCAATATCATATCCAGTACCACCTTTTTCTATTTGGTTAGCATTGATATAATAGTTATAGTCGGGTGTGAAAGTGAAAACTTTAGCTGCATATACTTTATCATATTTACATAGTGGATTATACCATTCCACTTGATCGCCTCTTGCTTTGTGGTAAGCACTGATCTTCATAAGTGCTAAATTGGGGAAATTGCTATCAACGGCTAAAATTCCAATATTCATTATTCTTCAAATTTAGGTTTTGGCATCCATGCTATCGGTTCCCATGACGGAGGTATGCTGCTCATTGAAGAGTAAATTGGGTTACCTTTGTACGTGTCATAGATATAACCATCCATGCAGAACCATACATTGTTGCTATATGTGCCGTTAAAAATCGCACCATGTTTACATAGAATGATGATGTCTTCATTTTCATCCGGCAACTGTCCCTTCACGCTTATCCAAGGTGATTGCTTTGACTGCCAGTCAGCACCTTTTATAAATGCAGATTCTGCAATTTCATCATGAGATAAATATGTAAAATCATCAAGTGACGTGTGTGTGCCATAAGTAGTTAATGTTTCGGCACTTGTCATCCTTGCTTCCTTTGCCGCTTCTTCTACTGTCTGTTTCATATCTATTTATCAAATAAATTAGTTTGAACCAACGTTCCTCTCTCTGTTTTTATCTCCCCAAAACATTCCCGGTGAAAACGTTCTTCTTGTGCTTCAAAGTATTCTTCATCTATTTCAGTTGCATAGAAATCGAATCCAAGTCCATAAGCAGCTATTCTGCTACTTCCTGAACCTAAATGACTATCAAAAATTTTGTCTCCCTCTTTGGCGTTTTTTCTTAATATTTCAGCATATAATTTCACTGGCTTCTGACAACGATGGATATTTCCACCTCGTTCTCCAATTGTACACCGGTTTAGAGTTATGATCCGAAGAGCTTTGTCAAAACTACTCCATGCCAATTCTCCGTCAGACATTGTTAGTCCATGTTGCCCCTTATCCCAGACGATCCAACCCATTTTAGGAGGCAGATGTTGAGTAAAATAGTTGCCACCGAAAATTATTTGATTCTTACTCACTCTAAATAACTCCTGAAAATATCTTTTGCCAGGTGGTTTCTTGTCCCAATCCTTGCGTTTATACTGCTTAAAGCCTAAATGCTTCGGCATCCCACCCTTGTGCATTATGTCTATGCCATACTGGGGATCGACTATCGCTAAATCAAAGAACTTATCAGGAATCCCCTTCATGTATTCCATACAGTCCATGTTATATACTTCGCTTATCGGCATTATTTATATCCTTTTTATTCTTGTTTATAACTAAATATTGGCATTTTTTTAGGCTTTGGGCACTCTTTTAGGTAGTTCCTATCAATCGTAAAAATATCCTGCAAAAGACTTTTCTTTAATGCTTTCTTTTGCTTTCGAGGAAGTCTTATCAATGTTTTGTATTCGTAAATACCGCCTACAATATGCCATAGTCTGAAATTTATTTTTAATCCTTCATACATGATTTTGAATATATGGAAGTAATATAAAGATTTTTCTACTAATATTATTTTCTGATTTCTTCGGCTTTAACGTTATATCCAAGTCTTTTCAATCTATTATAATGGACTCCACATAAAAATAGAACATTGCCACTTGGGTATGTAACTTTGTATTTAGCAGTATTTTTACATGGAGTAAAATTGTGCCAGCCTCTTATTCTTGTTTTTCCTTTATCTACGTGCTCTTCACATTTCATAACTTAGTCGTTTGCTTTATAATTGTATAGAATGCGTCATACGGCAGACATTTAACAGCCGTATGACATACACTTATTTAACTATCATCCAATCGTTAGCAAGCATATCTGTCTGTGATGCAAGCCAACCATTTACAACGGTGCCATCGGCAGCTTTCATACATAAGTATGCAGTAAATTTGATTTTATCAATTTCCGAATCTCCATAATTGTTGGCTATCCATTTTTTGAATGATTCGGGAAGTGATTTAACATGATTAACAACCTTTTCCGTTGATAAACAATCTTCAGGACGCATGAATATGAACATACCCTTACCGTTCCATCCTTTACGAGTAACGAGATGCCCTCGTTTGAGAGATTCAAGTGCTTGCCCAAAGGTTCCCGTTTCTTCTCCAAGTAATTCACATTCCATTGCCCCTTGTCCGTAAATGGTTTCAATAGTTCCTTTGTAGCTTGCAAGTTCAGGGAACTCAGCTACAACCCCTGCTGCATATTCGGCAGCCTTTTCGTCTAATGTCTTCATTCTAATAAATGTTTTTGAGTAAACATTGAATCTGCTTCTTGAAACTGTTTTGTGAAGCGGTTCTTTTTATAAACTCTTGGTGCAGTACATCCAGTTAACAAAACAAGGAGTGTAAAGATAAGTAGTATTTTCTTCATAATATTTTTATTTATTCGCATAGTCCATGAAACAGGCTCATGCAGGCATATCCACTTTCCGGCTCGAACATATCAGGGGTATGTTCTTTAACGTACTCCAAAACTTCCTCTACATAAGGATATTGTTTGTTTTTACAGAATCTTTGAGGTATGTATGATGGAGGAAAGAAGGAATGTCCCACGTTTTTCTCTGCTTGAATCAGACGTTGACACATTTCAGGATCATTTTTGGCTATAAGTTCAATTTCTTTATGCCGACACATGATACACGGGAAACATCCAACACGTGAGAATCCACGATAATACAATGGATTCGGTTTCTGCCCTGCATCCAGTATGCAATCTATAACTTGCTGTGCACTCCATTTGAAGATCGGTCTTAGAACAGAAGCGTCAAATTGGGAACACCATTCTTTGACATCCTTACTTCGGTAGTTTTCAGTTCTTCCTTTCTTATTAGGTTGAAAATACGATTTGAAGTACATACATTCCTCTTCCATTGCCGCACGTGCTGTACTTTCTCCGGCTCTGATACCTTGTATAATAATGCAGCTTTCTTTCAAAGAAAGTACATAATCAATCATTGGCTTCATTTTTAGTTCACTGGTACAAAACCGTGCATTCGTGGAAGGAAATCTTTTCTTGTGAACTGCCAAAGACACAAAATCGTATTTTGATTTGAGAGTTATAAGTCTTACTCCCATTTGCAGACAAACATCATTCACATGTTTATATGTGTCAGGGTGTTCCCAGCCGGTGTCACAAAACACAGCGATTAAATTCCCCCCCCCCATATTGTTTGAAGGCTTGGATCAAACATGCTTGTGAATCCTTACCACCTGAAAAACTTACTAATATTTTCATTTTTATGTCATTTCAATTTTTACATATTCATTTTTATTAATCCCGGCACTACCTTTGGGAGAATACACTAATCGGCCTCCATTATCCAATATCTTTTGTACATCTTTCATAGCTTGGTGTGCTTGGGTATAGTCTTTGTATTCTTGGTGGCCTATTGGGTATTTACAATATCTTCTGCCACCGTCAGGCATGATGCTGATACCGAATACTGTTTCACGAGTTTTTCGGTTGAAATTCTGTTGAGTCCTTACTTTCATTTTTTTTGATACATTTTCCCAGTTTAAGTATAAATACACATTCGTTATCCGGTGCTCCCCAATTGGTGTTACCAACTCCGATGGTTATAGATTCAAGTTCAAAAAGCATTGTCCGTTTGGTGTAGCCAAAACGGAAGCAAACATGAGTGTATTCTTTGGGGTGAAAGCCGTTTCCACGTGTAATACAAGAAAAACAAATAGCTTTCTTACAATAGAAACCAGTCTTTTCATAGGAATTGCGACCTCCACATTTTGCTAATCTTCCGATCCAGTATTTCTTGATCTCTCTGTATTCTTCTTTCTTATTTCCGGATTCGATCATTTCATACCATTTTGCTTTTAATGGCAGGTCAAGGATTTTCATATTAACCATAGTCTAAAAGAGTTGCGGATTCTGTTTGTCGTGAAGGATTTTTTGAACACGTTCAATTTCTTCATCTACTTCACGCTCAATTTGTTTACTTATTCGTAAATCTATCTGTCTCTTATTTTTGAAATATTCTTTTTGGCAACGGCGCATTTCCACCACTTTGTCGAAAAATTCTTTTGGAGTCATAGATTTAAAAGGTATGGAAAAGGCCGCTTTGATGCGGCCTCCCCAGTGTGATTACTTTTTTCCAATCAGAAAGTCTTTCCACAATTCTTTGAATTGTTCTCCAAAGTAAATTGCGATTTCACTTGATTTTACAGCAAGGCGAGAGCCAATAACCGCATACGAATACGACCAAACGTTATTCGAGTTCGCATAAGCGAGGCCGCAATACGCACCGCTACTCGCATTACCGCCCCAAAGAACCAGCTGATTACGATCCTCTTCGTCCATTTCATCAATTTCTTTCTGATTATAAAGATAAAACCACGGCGTATAACGGTATTCATCTTTAGTAAATCGTGGAAAATCAGGATCGTTGTTCAATGCACGAGCAATTGTGCATAGTTTGATGTAGGCGAGGTGTGCAATATCAGCCACTTCTTCTTTGTGTCCGTCTTCATCCTCAACAAGTAGGCGAACAATAGGTTTTACACCTATTGCTTCACAAGCATCTTCGTAGGTTTTAATATTGTGATAATCTGTATAATCCGGCTTTTGCTTTCCGAATAGGGCTGTTAGAATACTAATTGCTTTAGGACAGTCGTTTGCTTCACTAAAAGCGGCTGTAACCTTTTCTTGTGTGATTTTAAGTTCTGACATAATGTAAATTATTTATTGTTAATACTATATCCGAATAATGCAAAATCTCCCCGGCACGGATCATCCGGGAAAATTGTTTTCATGTAATTGGTTACTTGTTGAACCATTTTCCAGTCCTCTGTTTTGCGTGTTGTTATCCCAAGCTGGTGTGCCATTTTTGCAACATGTGCATCCAATGGTATGTATAATTCTGTCGGGTGAATAATATTCCAAATACCTAAATCCACCGGCGATTTTCGTACTACCCACCGTAGAAACAGACAAATACGCTTGCATGGAGAATCACGCTCCAATTTTGGAATACCTTTTACGCCACCAAAATCTGTTTGTATTTCACGGATAACATTGTTGTAACCCTCATAAAATACTTCCAAATCATCCCATTCCTGATATATGTTGTACAACCGCTGGCAAATGCAGAAGAAGTCATGGTAGGTGAACATACGGTAGAAGGTATTTGTATTTTCTTTGTATTGTTCCCATACTTTGTTCATAATGAAGGCATAAGGAGAATTACCCATTAGATTATCCAAAATTTCTGCTTGCTGCATTATCAGTTTGCGATTCCCGAAAGCTATCCATGAAGTAAGAAAGGCACTGATTTCTATGTCCTTTTTATCATTGTACTTATGTGGAAAAAATATAGGATCATCTTTTATAAAATCAGGTGTTTCAAATTGTTTCGCCCAGTCAAGTAGTTTGTCTCTTAGTTCTTCCATAATATTCTTCTTTCCATTTTTTGAAAGCGGCTTCTTTATCATTTGATTTCATCCTTTGTATGAATGATTGATGGGATTCCAATAATTCTTTGGCCTCTTCATCTCCATTTTCCGATCTTTCAGTTAGATGTTTGATATATTCTCCGTAGAACATTCCAGTGCTGTTATTATTTTGTTCATGGGCTTCATTAATTGAAAGAGAAGAAACAATTTCATCACGCTGTGCATCGTATTCATTTAACCAGCCGAGAATGATATTACCGTCCAGTCTATCGTAAATCTTACCGGAAGCCATAGCATTACGGAAACACAATTTGATTTCCTCCAATTTGAGATAATAGAATCTGTCTATTATTAGATCAGCGGTAAGTGCCACTTGAACATCATTCATCGTTTTTCCAACATTGAAAAAAGACACAAGCTCGTTAATCGCAATTACCAGTATAGCTCTTGCACCAGCCAATGTGATTTCTCTTTTTATAACGGAGAGTGGTAGATTAGGAGTATTGAGAACAGCTTCTTTAATCGAACTTACGTGCAATCCCTTGTAATACTCCGCTTGCAAGGTCAGCAAGTCTTTCAACGCTTTCTTTTCGGTTGCCGGGAGATTGCTGTTGACTTGAATTAAGTTGTTTCCCATACTTGTTAAAATCATTATTAGACCATCTGACTAAACGTTTGGAAACTTCAAATGTACGTTCCTTCTCAAAGCGCATTTTCCGTCCTCCGCATTCAGTCCAATACTCGAAAAAGTCCTTCAACATATCATCAGGATATTTCCCTCTATACATGAGAACTTCACTTCTGAATTTGTCTTTCCTTTCAGAAAGAGAATCCTTATTCATATTCATCTTATGGCCTAATCCAGCCATGAATGCTTGTTCCAATGTTGCATCAGGATGATCCCGACACCATTGAGCTGCTAATTCTTCTGATTTCATTTGATTTATAATTTAGATAACCAATATTTCCATACTCGTGAGGCTACTTGCGCCATCATAACGGGTGGTACACTCATTCCACAGATATAATGTGGGGATTGGTTGAGGAAAAGGTAATCTTGTGGAAATGTGGATATATTACATACTTCTGACCGTGATAAATATATAGGCTGCTTAAAAGGAATAATTGAGTCTGCATGAGTTGTTAGGGTGTAGCTTACTTTGTTCTCATATAGATATTGTTGATTAAAAAAGCCTCGTTTCCCAGTTTGTTTTTTATAAGCCTCTGCCAAAGCAATATCTCCTGCCACTCTCTGCTCAAATAACTTCTTCATTTTTAATCCAATAGCTTTTCCCTTGTAATCCGCATATTCCCCATAATATATTTCCGGTTCATTAAATTCCATGTTGATGTATGGCTCAACATTGAAGAGGTCTGACACTTTTAGAAAATGGACTCCCAGATCATGCCTGATACATATAAAGAATACACGTTCTCTTTTTTGAGGTACTCCCATTTTAGAAGCATCAAGAAGAAAATGCTGACAATAATAACCAGCTTCCTCAAAGTCTTTGTATATACGTCTGACATAATCAATCGCATTCCCTAAAAGAAGTCCTTTCACATTTTCAGCAATAACGATTTTAGGTTTTAAGCGTTTGGCAAGTGCAATAAAATCAAAAAAGAGCGTGTCTAAAACTTGTGTCTTTTGACCTTCCTTGAATTTCTTTTCTTTACCCCACGCATCTTCACGTAATCCCGACATGCTAAATGTACTGCAAGGTGGTGATCCGTCCAATATATCTAAATTGTACAATTCTTCGGGAAGATTATTCCTTCTCACTAAATCACGAATATCTTCCAAATAACTATACTGGGGATGATGGTTTGTTTCATAGCATTTCATCATTCGTGGATCAATCTCATTACAGCCAATAACATCATAACCGGCTATTTTGTAACCCATAGTAGAGCCACCGCCACACGCAAAACAAGAAAAGACCTTTCCTTTATCTTTAGTAAAAACAGTATCTTCTAAAAACCAGCGATACGGATAGAGATGTTGGGGGGGGTAATTACATCTTTCATCATTCCACCTCCCATAATTCAGCTACTCTTTTGAATTCTTCATCAGCCGGAACCGGGCAATCTTTGATCCATTGCATATCTTTTACTTGCCATAACGAAAGGTTTGTGTTGTCAGGAATATGCTTTTTAATATCAGGAAAAAGATTGAGTCGAAGAGATTTACTTTCCATAAGTTCATCTTTGTAGTCCAACAAAAAATTATTGGCCTTCAATAAACTATGAACATCATTAGCAGAATGTGGAGTGTAAACAACTCCATCGAAATATCTGATATAATTGGGAAGCATATCAGCCAGTGCCGTATATAGAAATAATTTTCCTTTATTGCCATAGGCCAATTTCTGAACGGTTCTGATACTTTCGGCCAAATTTGACAGTTTTTCAGGAAACAAAAGTGGCTCTCCACCAGTTATCATGATCTCTTTGTAATTAAAATGCTCAACAACTGGTAATTTTGAAAAATCCCATGAGTTGTTGCAACACATAGGACATTTGTTCGGACATTTGGTTGTAACCAATAGACGTAACTTTTCCATTATAATGATATTGTTTGGGTAAATTTTAATTCTCCGGTATATCCACGCGCTTTCAATTCTGCGATAAGTTCCCGTGGAGAAAATCTTGCCAATTCAGGATTGGAATATATTTTCTTCAATCCCCCCCCCCGGAGTTTTCTTACGGTTTTTGGCATAAACATTACCGCACTCTTTGCAATATGTCTGCAATCCATCTTCGGTTGAAGCATTTTTCCAAAACTCGCTGGCCGGAAGTTCCCGGCCACATTTACTGCATTTTTTAAAATTTTCCATTATTCCTTTTCTTTAATTCTACCATATTCACATATTAGTAAGGCATCCGAAGTTGCCAATGTAACTTTTGCATACGGGAACAGCTGTTGAGCTTTCTTCTTTAAGGTGTTTTTCCATTCTGTCTTACTCAATTTGTCTGTATTCCGTAATCCGAAAGCTTTTTGCCAAATTTGTGGAGATACTGTTACTGTCGGAATCCCACAAGCTATCAATCCCATAGTCAGCTGTCCGTAACCTTCTCCAAAAACAAAAGAGGCAGAAGCACTTTGTCCGGTCATGCCATTCACTCGTTCCAAATAACAAACGCTATTTTCTTTGTATATAGAGAGAAAATCTAATAAGTCTTTGGGAGTTGGTGGCATTTTGATACACTCCAATAATCTGTTATTCTCGGTGTCGTACACTACAATTCCACCGTTTTTGCCAACATCTATACCTATGATCCTTCGTTTCATAAATTATACTTTTTGTTTACAAATCTTTTGAGCTTAACTATATCTTTCTTTCCAAGCCTTAGTGCTTCACTGGTCTTGATGTCAGAAGGTGATGCTTTACAATTCTCGGTTATCCTTTCAAAATGTCGGATAAAGGATTTTAAGAAATAGTCGGGAATTTCAACTTTCATAATGATTGATTTATGAGAATAAGCCCGGACTCGAACCGGGAACTGTTGCAATCAGGATTTTCGTTTCTGCTTCCGTTTGTACGTATGTCAAGTGTTAATAGCATGATTACCTGACTCGTGATGCTATTCGTGCATTTTTACCACAGAAACTAAGCGTCTTCCAATTCCGCCACTTATTCGTTTGCCTCCACAATAGAGGCATTCTTATATGAACAAAAAGACTCTTTGTAGTATCTACCGCCGTGGAGCGTATGCAGCGTACTCGGCTCGACTTGCAAAGAGAAGAAAAAAGGTGAGGCATGATAGTTCCCGGATAGGCGGTCAAGCCACACCGGGAGAAGCTGATTATTAATCGGGTTAATAATTATTATTTTGTTATTTTTAGAAATTCAGGAGCAATACCATACAAAGGGCTTGTTCCATCCCATTTGTCAATGAACTGTTTATATAATATTTCTTTTGTCAGACCTCTTGACTGAATTAGAGCCTGCTCGGTTTTTAACTGTTCCAGTTCATTGCGCTTCTTCTGTTCCTCAATTTGTTGATCCAACACGGAGATATTGGTATTCACTTCATTTCTACTATCAATTTTTTCGCGAACTTTATCGGAGAACTCCAACTGGGCAGAGAATGTGAGTAATTGCAGACCTCTTTTTTCAAACTCTTTGTCAACTATTTGTTCCAATCGTTTCTCAAACACTAATGAGCCTCCATCAGCCATCAGGCTATCAGTTTTATGCTTCCGGCTTTCCTCTTTTATCAAATCATATATACGTGGCTCCAAAATGTTATCTTCTAACGAAGACATGAAATCACTTCCACGGCCAATATGCTTGTTGTCAAAGACAACATCAATGGCACGGTTCTTGATAACTTTATAGCTATATGTGGGACGTGCCTTGAACTCTGTATTATCGGCTGCTTTCAGTGTGACAGCTTCGGCAAATTCTCCACGCTGATCGAATAGCGGAACTTGAAAAAGCTCTGTGCCTAATTCCCATGTAGATACCTTACCGGAAACAATTTTAAAATCCTCTTTCCCTTGTTTGCCGTAGTTTTCCATAAGGACACCGGCATAATTGGGAGCAACTCTTTCGCATGAAGTGAACAAAACAACGGCAAATAATGCCACAATCAAAAAGTCAATCTTTCTTTTCATTTTCTACTTTTTTAATGATATTATAAACTATAAATGCTACTGTCAGCATGATTATTGAAATTCCCAACCACGCATTTATGTGATTGAATACGCGGTTGCCAATGAAGAAAGCCGATACGACAAGTACCGGCTTCCAGTATTTCTTTACAGTCTTCATTGTTATTGTTCGATAATGGCAATATCCGGTGCCAATTTACGGATCAACAATAATTGCTCGTCAATGGCCTTGTTGCGTTCTTCTTCCACTATCACTTCTGCACCAGGGGAGCAAAGGGACAATCGAATATTACGCCCGTCCACATCTGCAATGATTTCCACTTCAATCTCTTCTGCAGGGCGACCTTTGAAAATCGGAACAATAAGATTGAATGAGGCCGGAAGATTGGAATTGACAACTTGGCTGTAATTGTCAGTGCGACTACCGTTGTCTTGTCGGGAGTTTTCCACTTTTGAGTCAATGCTGGCTTTGAAGTTCTTCAAGACTGTTACCAGTTCCATGTTGTATTGTGCATCCTTGAAGAAGGCACGATTCATTTTGAAGAACTTTGAAAGCTGCACCGGCTCCCATGTCTTGCTTGTGTTGATACCAAATTCAAGAAACTTGGGATAGTATTTCAACTCACCTCTTACAGTAGCTTTATTCCTACTGTCAGTTTCATTGGTGACAAGTTTAAGTGTCATTTTTTCCCGATCAACAAGAATATAGCAACGTTTCTGATTGATCTGCTCTTTTTCAGAGATTCTTTTCAAGAGAAATTCATGAACACTTCCAATTGTTCCGGCTAATTCTACCTTATCAGGCTCCAGTACCGGTAACTCATTTTCTTCGTGAAGTTCAATAACTCTAAGGGTTGCTTCGGTCACACCCGGAGCAAAGTTCACTTGCATCTTTTCGTTTTCCATGTTGTTCTACAAATTTTTAGTTCTGTTTTTAAATGATTTGGCTGGTTTGAAGTGTGGAGTATAATGCTCCGCTATGACAATAGTCTCGTTTTTGTGTATGTTACGAGCAACTTTTCGTTTATAGTGTTTGGGTGACAGTGTACCAAAACCTCTGATATAAAGAGTTCTTCCATTAGCTACTGCATCCACGGTTTCCTTCAATGCTGCTTCTATAACTGTTCGGACTTCGCAAATAGCAATACCGGTTGATTCGGCTACTTGCTTGATAAGTTCTTCTTTTCTCATGGCTTATCCCTCCGTACCAGTAGATTCAATGTCCTCGAAGACCGTTTTTTGCATCTCTTGTGCCTCCATCGGACGTTCTTTAACCAAATCGCCATTACCATTGTAATATCCGGTGGTACGGGTGCTACGATCCATAAACTTAAAGCATTCATCCGTAATTTCCTCATAACCACGTTTTATATCGGTAAGCAACGTTTTTTTACGTTCCTTTTTAGGTTTCAGTTTGTCCTTGTATGCTTGCATGAAAGCTTTCTTTTCTTCTTCCAGTGCGGCCATGTCAAGGTCAATATTTGCCAACTCCGTTTTCCGTTCACCCATTTCTTCCTCGCTGAAAGGAGAAGTATAGGTAATTCTTTCAACTGCTGCGCAATTGTCTTCCAACATTTGTCTGCGAAGCAATGGATTCTTATCTTTAAATAGTTCTTTATCCATATCATAAAGGTTTTAAGCCATATCGGGCAGAACCGACAAATGGCTGTGGGTTAGTCCTTATGTTTGCTTTGTGTATATCATCTGTACGATGATTGAATAATCGGGGTAATCCCGTTATTTTGTCATATACAACCAGTTCAGACGATACATAACAAATAAAGCCTTTCAGTCGCTCTTTCAACCATGCGTTCTGATAGGCTCTGCGTTCACGATATTCTTGGTAGCTCATTCCCTTTGGGCGAGCTGTGAGAAGGGGAGTGTAATTTCTCGCCCCCCCCGATTTAGATTTACTCTTTCCCATCAATCAAATTTTTATATTGTTCTTCTGAAACGAACTTGTCGCAGTTCCCATACCAAGTACCATCATTTATCTTGTATGGCCTGACTGTTTTATCCATTTCATTCATAACACCGACTACCGCATTTTCTTTGCTATTATCATCCCATACAATAACAACATCGCCGACAGTCGGGATATATTCAGGCTGTAACTTCTCAAAATTGAAGGAGTAATGTTTTTCTTCCTTCATGGCGGCAAGCATCTTTGCCTTTTCCTCTTCCGTAGCTTTACGGAATCCCTTCATGCCTCCGATACCAGCTTCGGGTGTGAGTCTTACAAAAACTCTGTCACCTTCATCATTGGAAGGAACATAGGCGACAAGGCCGAAAGGTACTTTAATTGCCGGTAAAAAAGAGAGTGGCCTTTCTTCTCTAATTTCAGAGAGAATCATCATGCTGCCCCCTCCGCGATTCGGATTGATAATTACGTCACCGGGGATGAATGTCTCACCCTCAAATTCAAATTTACCCCCCCCCGTAACTTTTTGAGTAGGTTGCATACTTTCTTCTTTCACGATTTTTACCATGTGTCCTTCGGGCACTTCAACTGTTACTGTTCTCATTTTAATTTGATTTTAAACTGGTTATTGTATTCTATGTATTTTTCCGGGCAGGTTGTTTCTATAATTCCGTTCATTGTAGGAATACGAAACAACTTGCCGGATTTATGAAGCTCTTTTTCAAGCTGTTTTGCTTTATGTAAAGCAGCCAAAGAACGTGTTTCATTTTCGATCAGTTCTTTAGCCGCTGTGATACTGTTACTAATTTTTTCACATGAATCCATTACTTGACTTCTTCTGCGTATGGAGTATCGTCTTCCTCAAAATCGTCCGGTTTCTGACCTTGTGCCTTTTTCCAGTCTTCAAACATTTCATCATCCAACTGGCTCTCTGTTTCAAGAACTTTAATCATGGAATCTGAAATGCCGGTTTTGGGCAGGAATTTGAAAGCCCAGTTCACGATTGTTTTTCGAGCCATTTCTTCAAAGTCTGTGTCCCACGGAGATTGCTTGCCTTTCTTGACAGCCTCACTACGACTTTTTATTTCTTCAATACGGGCTTTGGGCATTGCATCGAATTTTACAACACCGGAAGTCAAGACAGCGAAATAGTAGCCTCCAAGAAGATCACCACGTTCTCCGAATACATTAGGTTTGTGGATGATAGTGCCGCCGGTACCTTTTGTCATACAGAACTCGTCATTAGCATAAACCAAATCAGAATAAATATCCTTTACAACACCAGTGCGGATCAAAATATCAACTTTCCCCATGTATGAAGCTTGGAACTTCACTTTGCCTTTGTACGGTACAAGATACCCCAATCTTAGTTCAGGATTGAGCGTCAGACCGGTAAGAGAAACGTTTTTGATTGCTTCGACAAGATGATCGGGATATTGCCGGGCACAGTCAATCAAATAAGGATTATTCAACATTGCCTGCATAGCGAAATTGACTTCACGGGCAAATTGCTGTTCTGTGCCACCAGCTGCTATAAATGCCTTTTTAGGGGAGATAAAACAGCTTTCCAATCCTTTCAGTTGTACTGGAAAGGCTGGTGGGGCAGAAGGAACGGGCGGTTGTGGTGTGGAAGGTGTTGGGGAGACCGGTTCTGTTTTTGTTGGTGAAGGAGCATTGTGTTGTTCCATTCCCAAGTTCCCTTGTTGGGGGGATTGATTCTCTGTTTTACTCATTGTTCTTGATTATTATAAAAGTTAAACATCTTGTTCTTTTCAAATGCAGGTGTGTCCGGCACCATTATTCTTCGTCCTTTGAATCCCGGCTGAATAAATATCTGTGCACCGTCAAAATCATTGTTTTGTGTACAGTAAACATGCTGGTCTAACAATTTCTTGAATGCCAATGCGCTTGCCCCCATTTTCACAATTCCGTCTTCCAAATGGAAAGCCCAGTTAGCTGCACTGACAAATACTGCGTCATAGGGAGCTGTCTTTTGTTGCATAACCCAGTAGAACTCCTTCCATACTCCAGTACGTTCATGTTCAAAAAACTGATAGAAAGCTGCCGAAATACCATAATGAAATTTGGCAATAGTCCGGTTAACTGTTTCTTCATGAAGATCATCAACCGCCAATGTTTTCCAGTCAACAATTTTTTTGGCCGTTTCCACATCAGGGCGATATTTGAACTTGCATCCTTCGTATTCAACGAAATGGCTGACTTCGGCTTTTCCCCATTTTAATATCTGCCTGATCTGTTTGGAGGTGTCCCGGCAATTATTAAGAAGCTCATAAACCATTGTTTCAACCAATTGTATATCGGTTGTGCTTGTCAACGTTTTACCCGGATTTGACTCTTTGGCCTCTATTAGTGCAATCTGATATTTTTGGGTATCTCGTCCATACGGACAGCCGGTTTTAGGATTTATAGGCGGCTCAAATACAAGAAGGTTATTTCGCCACTTGTCAAGTTTTCCAGTATTAACAAGGCTTTCCATTGCATCATGGTACAGTGAACCTTTTTCAGAGGCTTCAATACTTATCTCAAATAATTCCGGGTGCAACGCCTTGTATCGGGCAAACTTTGGGGACACCATATAATCTTTAATCTGCGTACTACTTAGGAAATCTTTGAATCTTTCTCCACGGTGGTATTCTTCATTTGGCAGATCGTAAATTGTATCTTCTATATTACTCATATAATGAATTTAGAGTTTTACAAAAAAACCCCTACTTTCGCAAGCAAGGAGCCAATAACTAACTAAAAAACTTATTCATCACTTGTGGATAGTAATTCTTTGTAATTCTGTAATATGTATTCTTTTTCTTCATCTGTAAAAGAATAGGCTTTAGCCATAAATTTCATTGCCATATCCTCGTTGTGATCGGAAAGGGGATAATAGTCAGTAGCGAATTTGTAAGTAAGCCTATTCAATCGCTCATACTTAACTTTGACCTCCTTAACCCATCCGCTTATCTCCGAGATGATGCCGGACGCTTCTTGCATCTTTTCGTCATATTCCTTTTGGTCTTTTGCTGCTTGTTCTTTCATAACCTTGTTCTGTGCGGCAAAGTTTGAAATCTTAGCATATAGTTCATCCGAATAAGCCCATCCTGAAATGATGTCAAAATCAGAGTTCCCATTAAACTTGTATCTCTCACTCTTTTTAAGGAACTTGTAATCACTCCCAAGTTTATTCCAATCGTAATCAACCTTTCGCAATGACTTCGCGCTTTTCAGAATTTCAGCAACCTTAGTCGCTTCATTAATGTCAGTAAACGCAAAACCATCCAAAAGCGGAATAGAGAAGTACTGAATATCAGCAGGCTCAATTTCAAATAATTCGGGAATTTTGGGTTTATCCATGATTTTGATACCTTCCTCCATCATGCGAAGTTTAATCATTTTCTGTACATCTTCCTCCGTTAACGCAAGAATCTCTTGCTCGGTCATTTCTGTAATTCCTTTCATACTTTTAGCATTTAAAATGTGTTCCCGTCCGCGTTCCGATGGATTGTTGGCCGTAGCTTTTTAGCGGTGACCGCTTCTTGCGAAGCACGGGTATATATATCATTTAAAGTATCTATTCAGTTAAGAATGTATTTATAAACGCCCTACGTTTACTTTGTCATAATATAAGTTGTTTTTGATAACTTAGTGATTCGTGTGCTGCATCTTCTTATTGGCAGTCCGTATTCACACTCTTTTCACTAATCCGCTTTGGCTACTTTGTCGGTCTATTTCGCCCTTTAGATAAGCAGTAAACCTTGTTTTAAGTCTTTATTTGTTCAGACTATACAATATGTCAAAGAACGTTTTGTTAGTTCCCGGAAAGACGGCCAAATCCGTCCGGGATTATTTTCTTTCCATGAATTTTATCAAAGCTGATTTGGTAAAAATGAGACTCTTGCCATTTTTGGTGTGAGGAATATCATGTATTCGATTGTATAAGGTTTGCAACTTCCATCCGAGAAATACAGCAGCTTGTTTGGCATTCAAATACTCTTCGGTTTCAGCAGTCGCCATTTCAGTTACAACCTTTCTCACATCATTGCGAATAAACTTGTGCAGTTCTTCTGCAATCATTTTGGCATCTGAACGGTTCATTTCTTTATCGCTTCGATGGTTATCTGATTTTTATCTTTGTCGATGGATATTGAATATCTTTCAACGTCTTCACGGGGATCAGTAAAAGCTAATTGATAGGCGTAGCTTCTTGCATTGACGCAATCCTTGTAAGAATCCAGCTGCATTACTTTGGAAGAACCAGCTTTAATGCTTAGAATATCTTTCTTTGTTACTTTCATATTATTTTCTATTTTATACTTAAATTTTCCACAAAAAATTTGCATAAAAGAAAGCTAACAACTACATTTGCCAATGAGATATGTAGTAAGTGGCTTTTGAAGTCGCCAGCTTTCTTATTGTTCAAGCTTACACTCTTTGTTTGTTTGACGTTGCAAATATACTTCATATTTTCAGAAGTACAATAAAATACTTCATAAAATTTGTAGTACTTTGTATGTTATAAAACATGTTTTGATGCAAGTTGTTGGTTTATAAAATGTTATATAGGTAAGGCTCGCGTAAAAAGAAAGCTTTTTGAAAAAAAGTAATGTCGTTCTATTGTTATTGTAATAATTGAAGAAGTAAAAGACGATCTCATTCGGTAAGGTGCTGGATTGCTGCATAGTTAGCCCTTAGACGGTTTCCCGTTTTTGCTATATGCAGCATAAGAAATGTCTCGTTCGTATAAGTACGCCGTTCTTAGCTGGCCGGGCATTAACAAGTTACCCGACTTCCCGGATTTTTCGCTTACTTGTAGCTGTGCAGGCATCCCGGTTTCGTTTGCCTCTCAATATCGCACGCCTTTCGCAGTATTGAGTTGTAAGAGTGTAACCCTCTGTCTCTCCGCTATGCGGCCTACCGCCGATTACACAATGTGGAGAAAAAGAAAATCCGCAAATAGGTAGCAGCTATTTACGGATTTCTATATATAAACTCCAAATAGGATGTTTAATCAATTTATGTGGTAATACTGCTACTATTACGGATGCAAATATACTACTTAATTTATGAAGTATGCAAGAAGTTGACGATAAAAAATTGAGTGATCTCTCAAAAAGGTTTTTGCAAGCAATTTCATATTGTGGTTTGAGTGGGTATAAATTGAAGAAAGACAATATTATATCCAGTGAATCAACTCTTACCAGTATAAAAAAAGGGATTCAGTTACCAAGTAAAAAAACAATTGATGCTTTTTGTGAGAAGTATGATGTGAGCAGAGCATGGCTATATACTGGAGAAGGTTTGTTTGCAAAGACTCCATCAGGACAGATAGAACCTTCGGAGAAGGATATTAGGGATGCTCTGAAAAATGCGAGAATGCAATCAGACTCTACGATTAGTAAAGTAGCTCCTTATCTTCAAGATATTCTTGTAAAAGTAAAATATGTTCCGATAGATGCTGCGGCTTCATTTGTCGAAAGCTTATATAACACAGCTTATGAAATTGATTCTTATGGTGTCATGCCGGAAGAAGGTGAAGTGCTTGATGATTCTTATATGGTCTTTCAAGTACGTGGTGACAGCATGGAGCCAACTATACCGGACGGAGCTAAAATTCTTGCTCGCAAAATAGAAGAAGGTTTGTGGGAAAGCGCGTCAGGAGTTGTGAGTATTGTGTATGGGAAAACACTTTCAGTCAAGCGGATATTGAAAAACAGTCTTTTCTTGGATAATGTGCTGACTTTAAAGGCTGATAACCCCAAGCATGGCCAGTTAGATGTCGAGAGAAGAGAAATAAGGGGGATGTGGCAAGCATTACGCATAATAAGTCAAAAGATTATTTGATATGGAAGAAAGGGCTATTGACAGATTACGAAAATTTGCAAGGTATGCACGTGATAAGGGAGTTGTCAAAGGTGAGAACTCGTTTGAGGCTTATTGTGAATTATCAAATAGATACATTTATAATTCCATAAGGAACGGGAAGGGGGCTATTGGAACTGATATAATAGTTCGTATTGTGGATAAGTTCCCGGAATTGAATGTGAAGTGGCTTTGTACTGGCAAAGGGAATATGATTGAGACGGATATTGATGCGAATGTCAACTACAAAGCAGCTTATGAAGGTGCGATGATGCAGATAGAAGCACTGCATAAAATTATAGAAGAAAATAAGCGGAGATGA